ATATTATATATTGCCCTTCAAAGGGTCTTTTTTACTAAACCTCTAAGTTTTAGTCGCTCCAGTTGCTTCCCTGGAATCGGAGAAGTCGTCTAGCACGTCCCCTCCCATAGATTCACCTTGCGGTGGAACCTCTCCACCTGCGGGTGCTGGTACTGGACCTCCTGCCATAGGAGCTCCTTGTTGGGCTAATGCAGCATCTTTTTCAGCTTCTTCAGAAACCCTGTCTTTCATATCACTAATTTCCTCTTCGGTCATGCCAAAGTAGGTTTTATATAGGTATTCTTTATCAAATAACATCAGCCCTTGAACGCCTTGTACGATTCTGATTTTTTGTTCATCGATTTCTAAGCGGCGTTTTTCATGCATATCGGATGGAGGACACAGAGTGACCTCAACATCCTTCAAGAACTTCTTCTCAAAGCCCTTGAGCATTAAGTGTCTTCTTACGAGAGTGCCGATACCGAGCTCAACATCTTTTTGAACCCGATGTACCGCTTTAGCAAACTTAACATCCAACTGGCTAAGGTTAGCTTTTCTCTCTGGGGACTTATCTTTTTCAACGATAAAGTCCTTAGGAATCTTCATGGCGGCTAAAAGCTTGTCTCTGAAGTACTTAACATCATCAACTTCGCCTAGATTCTGGGCTCCGGGTAAGGTATCGATTTTTGTGCCTTGCCCATTACGCATTGGAATAAAGAAGTCCTCGTCTGAGGCTAGCGGGTTATACCTCTCATCTATACCTTTGCCAGGGTTAAAGAATTTTTCTTTCTTAAACTTATCTTTTACTCGCTCCATGAACGTTTCTACCTTAGTAGCAGGCATGTTGCCTGTCTCAATATAGAACGCCCTTCTTTCTGGAGCTCTCTGCACGCGGTAGATAATCATGGAGTCTTCCATTAGGCGTAGGGATTCCCACGCACGAACACCCATTGCGGCGACCCCTTTCCCATAAGGATAGTAATTAGGGTCGGCAGTCCTTCTTCTAAAGTGAACTACTTGGTTTTTATCTAGAACGATAGTGTTCTTTTTACTCATTGGGTTGGTTTGACCTGCGTACATAGATTGTCCTTTTTCAGGAATCTCTTGTAAGAAGTTTTGCAGGTACCCATATTGGTCTTCAACGCGGTATATGAAGTTCGGGTTTAGTATTTTAAGGCGCTGAATACCGGCAGCAGTGTTGTTTAAGTCCACGATGTTCTCTACGAAACAATCTCCATACTTAACTGTATTTCTTACGATGTCCCACATGAAGTAGTCTAGCTTAGTATTTTTTACAAACTTCTCAATCTCCTCCCGTATCAGCTTATCGGTGGTCTTAATAACAAAGGAGTTTCCTTTAATATCCTCCTGAGTGCTATCGTCAGCGTAAATATCAAACGCTGCACCAATCTCAGGGTACTCGTCCATAAACTCAAACTTCTTATATCTTCTAGTTCTTTGGTTTTCTATAGCCGGAAGCCTAGCGAAGCCTTTAGATACACTAATACCTCCGACACCAGCACTATCAAATACATCTCCTCCAAGAGGAGTTAGAGAATCTCCCTCTAAAGCAGTAGTTGCTTTTCGTGGCGGTCTACCCGGACCACTTTGTTTTTTAGTTCCAAATACAGATTTAAAGAAAGAAAAGAATTTACCTGAAAACAGGGAAGTGTCGTTGCCATATCCTACTGGTTCAGGGAATTCAGTCAAGCTTTCCTCTAGTATTTCGTTTTCGTTATTTTTTATTTCAGAATCCATGATAAATAATCCTTCAGCGTTTCAGCACCTTTCTTATCATATTTAGCCATTGAGCCATAATAATCCGGTTGCTTCTTTTCGGAAATACCCTTGCTGATGGGTACAGGGCTTTTTTCTATGATTTTTTCGGAGGCAAAGCATCCTAAAGCTAAGCTCATCACTAGGTCATCGTTCCTTCCCTTGTCGGCTTGCACCTTGCCGTTTTCGGTTATAATAAAACTCGTAAGTTCGTTAACTGTTCTTTCTGAGTTTATTCTAATTTCGGATGTTCTTACCGCGTTTTCCATTCGGTTAAGAACAATGTCTCTGTTTTTTACAGTTATTAAAAGCCCTAAGTCGCCTTTATCGTCTTCCCACATGTTCTCATACTCTAGTTCATTGAATAAATCTTCAATCAGAGCGAGACCTAACCCGTTTCTTTCTACTACAACATACGCCAAATTATATAAATTAGCTTCTTTGTAGATAACTTTTGCAAAATCTCTCAAAGATATCTTGTTTGAGTAAAACTCAGCTACTTGTTCCCCATTGTATAGGTTTATAATATGGAATGCCGAGTTATCTTTGTTCGTTCCATAAGACGCGTCTGCGCAAAGAACATACTGGTGGAAGGGTACTGGGTCTTTCCACACCCTCATCATGTGAGTATACTTAGAATAATAGTGTGGGTTGGTGCCTGCAAGTATTTTTTGTAGTGTGCTACGGTTAAGAAAGGTATCGCCTGTACCCAAGAACTCGCATTCATACTCTTGCAGCCACATTCGTTCACCAATATTAGGTCTTATCTCCTCAGCCCACTCATCAGTGTATTCAGGGTGTTCTCTCCAAAAGATATCGATTGCGTGAAAATTATTAGTTTTCGCTACCGCCTCTGTATACAACTTGTAGTATAGGTTAGAAGTTCCATTTACTGTGGATAGTAGTACCGCCGCGCCACCAGTTGAAATGGTAGGATACACAGCAGCCCAGAATTGCTCCATGTTATCTACGAATGCCGCCTCGTCAACAATCAGCAGCGAGGTAGATTCACCTCTACCAGCTCCAGCAGGCTGAGATTTAATCTTACTTCCCGTTGAGAACACAATCGTGCTTTTATTTTTCTCTGGAGTTTCGGGCTTTAAGAAGGCGGGAAGGTCTTCATACATTGCAGTGACCCTTGCCAGGAACGCTTTTGATTCTCGGTCACCGATAGACACCACTAGGATGTTCTTATTGTCTTTAAATATCGCTAACCACAAAGAATACGCACACATGATGGTAGTAACACCAGCCTGTCTGAATTTTTTAATTATGCTGAACCTGTGGGAATCTATCTCATTTACAATTCTTTCCTGAAATCTGTACAATTCAAAGGGAATTATACCTTTAATAGGGTGGACAATGTTCACGTACTTCTTAATGAAATACACGGGGTCCTCCTTACAGGCATGATATTCCTTAATTAATTCGTCACGGTCCATTAATAGTATTTAGATATGAAGAAACTAGCTTTTATTCCAACTCGTGAGGAGAAAGAATACGAAATTTGCTCTTTTTTAAAAGAAGCAGGTTTTGAAGTTCATCTCCTCGTCAACAAAAAAAGTATTTTTGAAGCGTATGCTAACGCATTATCGGAGCATGAAGTTAAAAAAGACGATATCGTCGTTATGTGCCATGATGATATTCAAATCCTTTCTAATCATAGTGTATTTAATGAAATTTTAGAAGCAAATCTTTCACTAGAAAAAGCAGGATTTGTCGGAGTGGCAGGAACACAACTCCTTCAAAGAAGTGGTGTTTGGTGGGAAGGCTTAAACCATGGTGCTCCTGTTAGCCCTATGAACCCACTACACGGGTGCGTATACCACGGGGACAGCATTCATAACATGTCTCCAACTTATTACGGTGGTTTTGGCAGAGCAGTAGTTATGGATGGAGTTTTCCTCGCAGCAAAAGGAAGTACTTTGTTTTCAATTGGTCTAAGTAAACCTCCGTACTTAAAAGGGAATTGGGATTTTTATGATATCTTGTATACGTTCAAAGCTTTTAAGAAGGGTCTTGATAATAGAGTTGTTCCCATCAGTATTCTTCATAAATCCCACGGTATGGGAATCCAACAGGACTCATGGAAAGAGAACAGAGAAGCTTTTACGCAACGATTCTCTGACCACTTACCTGCAGCGATACCCTAACTACTCGTCGTAAAAAAATTGAATATGTCTATCCTCAGGTGTCACGCCACAAATAGCGTCCACCTGGGATAGCAGATTTGATTTTTTACTGGTATTGGCTTGTATGCTTAATATTTTACTGCTGTTATCATCTATAAACCTGATGGCTTCATCCATTAGGGTATTTTTTTGGGATATTTCGTCGGATTCGTTCATCACTATCACATTTTTAGCGTCCATACAGGCTTGATGTATCATCGCTTTGTATTTTGGGTCTGCGACGTGCATAAAATCTTTATGAGGAACAACAAGAATGTACGGAACCTCTATCATATTTAAAATGGCAAGCATTTCATGGCATACTCCCTCTGTGGGAATCATATAAATCAGGTTCGCTTTAAGATGCTCTAGCAAATGCATTATTTTTTTT